ATGGAGAAAGCCTGAGCAGATTATTCAACCTTGGCACTATGGACACGAGACAACCAAAGCCACTTGCTTGTGGTTAAAAGGTTTGCCACCACTAAGGCCCACGAACATTGTTAGCAAGGGCGAGGTGGTTGTATCAAAAAGTGGCAACAGAATGTCGAGGTGGTATTACGAGACATCAAAGCTACCACTCAAAGGTGGCATCAGAGCAAAGGCAAGAAGTGTAACCTTTCAAGGTATTGCGGATGCTATGGCAGACCAATGGGGAAGTAATGGGTACACACGATAAAGACGTATACACAAAGGCTGTACAGGCTGAGTCCAGTATTACTGGCAAGCGCTGGTGCAGCAATTGTCAATACAGCGTACATATAGAAGGTGGCAATTGGAAGATAAGCGAGAAGGGCAGAGTCAGGCGGTGGATGTGCAAGGATTGTTATCGAAGGAAGATGGAGAGGGAGACCAAGTAGATGTATTACGACTCTCATGTTTCGCTTGTGGTCAACTTCACCCAGCATCCAGGCTGGTTCGTTTGCCGGATGGCAGAGAGGTTGGATCCTATTCAAACGAATATCGCGTGTACTGCGAGGCCAAATGGGTCTTTCGAAAGTTTAGATCCAAGCGAACTCGGCAACTGTACTTATCGCAAGTGGCAGATGTGCGTGGCGAGGCTGGCTATGCTGAACTGTACGCAGCCATGTTAGATATCTGGAAGAGAAAACAAGAGCAATGAGAACAGTTTGTTGGTTTAGTTGTGGAGCTGCGAGTGCTGTGGCCACCAAGATAGCTTTAAAAGAGGCTGTTGGAGAGGTGGTTATAGCCTATACAGAGGTTAAAGAAGAGCATCCTGACAACAAAAGGTTCCTAGCTGAATGTGAGCAATGGTTTGGCCAGAAGATTGAGGTTCTTGGCAATGACTTTTACGATAGGTCAATCTATCGGGTGTTTGAAAAGAATTACATTCGCACACCAAAGGGCGCACCATGCACCAGGGCATTGAAAAAGCAGATCAGAGAGCGCTTTGAAAAGCCAACAGACCGACAAGTGTTTGGCTATACAGCAGAAGAGCAAGCTCGATTGGATCGGTTCATAGATGCCAATGCTGATGTCAATATTTGGACTCCATTAATTGATAAAGGTTTAGGCAAAGAGGACTGTTTAGCCATCCTTAAAAATGCTGGTATCGAGTTGCCAGCCATGTACAAACTTGGGTATCACAATAACAACTGCATCGGCTGCGTTAAAGGTGGCATGGGCTACTGGAACAAGATAAAGGTTGACTTTCCAGAGCATTTTGACCGCATGGCAAAGCTCGAAAGATTTAAAAAGCAAACTATATTCAAGGATAGATATCTCGATGAGTTAAAGCCAACAGACGGCAACTATCCACAAGAGCCAAACATTGAATGTAGTATTTTCTGTCAAATAGCGGAGCAAGAGTTAAACAAATGATTTGTGTGAATGATGGCTGTGATAGCCACGAGATTAAGGTAGCTGAGACGAGGGCGCATGAGACTAAGAACTGGATCAGAAGACGTAGAGTCTGCAAGCAATGTCATTGCTCGTGGTGGACAGTAGAACTCGGTGAATTTGAATTGAAAGATAATCCTTTACAAACTCATGGCTAATCTGCTAAAACATCAATTCGGGGCCATAACCCAGCCCTTTGGAATGGAGTGTTGCCAGACCAAGATAAACGCAGCTGAATCACAAGGGATGACCATCGAAGAGATCGGGCCTAGCATCGTGGAGGTGAATAACCCAAGCACAGCGATAAACGATAAACACTCTCTGAAAAGAGATATCTCGCTATATAAGCGGGTGAGGTTCTATTCAAATGAATTTTGATATCCCAAATAAACCAAAGATTAAGTTAAAGCCAAAGCCACAAGACCGAAGGCAGATAGCGATTGTGCCATTGCGAGCTGTGATGGATAAGAGCCTGAGTCTTGGGGCGCTCAGAGTCCTTTGCATGGTGTGTGCTTATGCGAACCGAAGTGGGATTACATGGGTTGGTCAAGAGAGATTGGCTAAGGATTTGAGTGTCAGTCGCAGAACTGTTACCAGCCAGATGAAACAGCTACGAGAGATGCACTACGTTGAGAGACTGAACAAGGGTGCTAGGCTATCTCATACATCAACCATGAGGATTGTTTATAACGAAGACATCTCATTGCTAGATGCTTTGGCATTGAATACTGAGGATGGTAGAAGTCCATACATGATTTTGAAAGAGGAGAGAGAGATGGCTAAGAAGGCACCTAAAACGAGCGTTAGAGCGGTTAAAACGCTTGGGGAATATGTGGATAGCAAACAAGGGATTGAGAGCAATGGAGAGCCTGTATCGCCTTATAACAGCAAGTTGGAGATAGTTGAGTTGTTATATGGAAAAGTGTATATAGACAAAAAGACGATAAATGACCTTGACCTAAAAGCTATCGAGATTGCTGAATCGATAGGTTTAACTAATCAACAGTTCGCACATGACCTAGAGCTGTGGCTGAGAGCCAGACCAGAGCGGCCAGACAGCATCATTGACTACAGTCGTGGCTTGTAACGTACCCAATCGGTGGTATGCATACGGCACAGGCAGAGGTGTGTGTGTACAAAGAAAGCATCATGCCCTCTGCGCTTGGCTGGAGGCGGTCTGCCAGCGAGGCGGCATACCTCTCCCCCCCACCCTCCCACTAGGGGCGGGGTGTATCACTCAAATTTTCCCCACTTTTTTAAGGAGGTTATATGGAAGAGCAAGAGAAGTTGAAAAGAGAGCTGCACAGCTGTAGCCTTGGCTTACTGAGACAGGGTTTCTCCCTACAAGCAGTCATTCATGCGATGATAGTGGAGTCTCAGAGGCTGTCGGATTCAGCAAACGTAGTAGAGGCAATAGAAGAAAGTAAATTTAAACCATAAGAGGAGAGGCAAATGGCATATGAAATGAAAGAAGGTAGCTTTACGCTATTCGTCAACGACAGAAAGCGTGGAGAAACAGATGCGGATTGGACAGGCAGTATCAAGCTGGCTGATGGCCTTGAGTATTGGTTCAATGCGTATGAGAAACAGGCCAAGACAGGCAAGAGGTACCTAGCCGGTAAGATCGGTAAGCCCAAGCAAGCTGGCTTTACTGCTCGTGGTGACGATGAGATGCCTAAGTCAGATAGCGATATTCCATTCTGATGGCTAGAGTTAAGTCCAATCTAAGTACGCAGATCCCCTCCATGCAGAACTGGGGTGGGATTCGGTCTATACAGAAGAGGTTAGAGCGCTCCGCTACCATTATGGAGAATAAGGAGGCGGTGGCTTATAGCCTACTCTGTATGGCCAACACCAAGATTACGGATATTATGGAGTGGGATGAAGAGGGCAAGATCCAAGTCAAGGCATCTAAGGATATTCCCGAACACGCTCTACAAGCCATCAAGACGATTAGAGTGAATAAGGATGGGAACCTAGAGCTGGAGCTGTACGATAAGGTTGGAGTCCTAAGATTGCTGGCCAAGGCCTCTGGATTGCTGGATAGCCCAGATGATTCGGATAGGCCATCGGTGATTGGCATCAATATTAAGCCACCCGATATTGAAGATGTAGAAATAAAATAACAACACCCCCTTTACTTTTCTATTTTTTTCAGAAAGAATGTCTCCTATAGCGATATCGCTATTAACTGAGGAGAATGTAATGACTACATTTACAACTGAAGATAGAGAAGAGGCGATGCGGGATATGTGCGAGCATTGTGGCGAGCCGTTACCGATTGATGAGGTTCACCATTGTGCGAATACGGAGCCAGTACCCTTTGCTGGCTTTATCTCAACCGAAGATGAAGAGTCCGACAGCCACAAGTTGTGCAGACTAGCCAATGATATGGAATCCAGCATTAACCTGAGATTAAACAGAACTGGTGTACGCTGGGCGGGAGACTAAGATGCCAATTAAATCTGAGTTCTGGCACATCCTACAAAAGCATATTGCGCTGAGAAAAGCCAATAGGTGAGTTCTTGGTTGATTATTGTTACAGGCCTGATCTATGGCTACATAGCTGTAGAGCAAGGACTAAAGGGTAATGTGCCTATGGCGGTGGTGTATAGCGGGTATGGGTTCAGCAATATAGGGCTTTACATATTAGCCACTAAGTAAGATATTTGTTAAAAATGTGCAACATTTTGTACATAATCGTTACCATATGTATACATAACGTAACATTTTTATAACCTTAAAGTTATATTAAAGTTATCTTTCAATACCTATAAGTATATTAAAGCTCTAGTGGATCGAAGCCTAGCTCATCCGCTACCATCTTGGCGCGATGCCGGAATGTCTTATCGTGTTTCTGCCAAGCAGCTGTTGAGGTATTCCACCGACTAGCGTGAATCATCTCGTGCGCCATGGTACGAATACTTGTTTCGAGCCAGCCACAACGAGCAGCCGAAATCGTAATGACGTGTTCATGCTTGCCCCCATCATCATAGAGGTAGGTTCCCATCGTATCCGGATCGTGATCCACGATGAACTTGATCTGCTCTGGTAAAGGCATATTCCAATTATCAAAGGGTTTGCACACCACAAGCATGGTGTACATATTCTTGAGAATGGTGGATGTCAGCTGGATCATACCTTTAGCAGTTGGCCGCGAAAGTAAATTAAACCCTCATCCTCGTTAACAACCTCTGCCAGCTCTGGTGGCATAAGTTTGCCGTTGATAAAGGTCAAGATTGCGAAACCAGCTCTCCAGTTGACCGGGTTGTTTTCTGTATACGCAAACTGGTTATCCTTAACACAGGCCATGGTGCCGGTGTCAACTCCATAGCGCGTTCCTGTGTAGTCTGTCCAAGGAGTTATCTTGAGAGAATGTAGATGCCCAGAGACGAAACTCGTACCCGATTTAATGGTGTTGTTGTAGACCGCATGAATGCCGTTATGCCAGCGATGTTTTATCATGCAAGTTTGATTGACCATGATTGACCAGTACCATTTCCAATGGATTGTGTGGTCTGCAATATCAAAACCCTTGATGCCCTCGTACTGAGGTAGGATGTTAGACAGCTTGCCTGAGAATCGTAGGTCGTGGTTACCAATCGTAATCATTAACTTGCAGCCAGCTGGCCTTACCTTTTCAATATCTCCGAGTCTTTCTTGAATCTCGTCAAGTTCTTCTTTAACTGTTGGGCCTTTATTCCAGCCAATGCGATGATGTTGTGAAATACTAGCGAAGTCGGCTATATCCCCATTGAGAATGACAATCTTTGGTTTCAGATACTTTACAAATTCAACAAACCCGCGGTGAGCTGTCGTAACGTATTCTGGGTTGTAGTGGCAATCAGAGCCAACTAGGATTGTGCCATTGTCAATAGTGATATTGGCTTGCATCTGCTCGTCTGGAATGTAAATCTTAGGCATCCCATTAGGTTTTAAAGCGTCTAAAACAATGCCATGTGTATCTTCTATTGTTCTGCGTCTTTTTAACGTATTGCGGGTGCTAAGTCCTATAGCCTTGCCAACTTTATCAGGCGATTGATGCTCTCGCCAGATGGTTATAAACTCTTCATCGGTACACACTTTTTTAGCCATGACATACCTTATAATGGTAAAGTTAGCTAATATTAACTGAAAAGTGTTAAAAATCAATGGCTAGAACAAAAGAGATGTCAAGCAAGCAGATACCATCAACTGGTATCAGTCTCGATTTTTCCAAGTCTCCAGAGGTTTATAAGTTCTTAACAAGCAATGCGTTTGTGCGTGGAATGATGGGGCCAGTAGGATCGGGCAAGTCCTATGCGTGTGCTGCCGAGGTGTTCATTCGGGCAATTCAGCAAAAGCCCTCCCCTATCGATGGTGTCCGATATACCCGTTTTGTCATTGTACGCAATAG